TAGGCTTCTTTGTAAAGCAGCTAAACCTTCCTGCCTGCGCATGCGCGCCTGCTCTGGAGACACTTGCTCCATTGGGTCATAACCGCCAATCTCTGTTAGGCCTCTGCCTACTCTTTGACCTAAACCTGAAAAAAAATCTCCTATTGCCATATTTTTATCCTATTGGGTATCCGCCTGAACCTGGTAAAGTTGTGGGTAGATTTATACCAGTTGGAGGTGGTGCTGGTGTTTGCGATGCAGAAAAGAGGTTACTAAATATTGGCTGTGCTGAGCTTAAAAGACCCATACCAGCTTGAAACTTTTCTAATCCACTAGGGTCATATCCACCAGTTTTTGTTATTGTTGGTTGCACACCGCTTACACCAGTTGCTAGTAAACCAAGTTGTTGTCTTGGGTAATCCAATGCTCTTCCAAACTCGCCTCTTTGCGCTCCGATAGCTTGTTGTTGTAATGCTTGCTGTTGTTGTCCTATACCACCTAATAAACCAAGACCTTGCAATTGTTGTCCTGCTAAACCACCAAGTAAACCAGCTTGTTGTTGCCTTGCTTGCAGTTCAAATTGTGGTGCAAACATTTGCATTTGTTGCTGTCTAGCCACATCACGCTCTGCTGCTTGTTGCGCCTGCTCAAAGCCTCTTTGCCTTCCCTCTACAGCAGTTCTTTGCATTGCTTCTGCGTAAGGTCTTTGTGATTCAGACTCTATTATTGCTGATCTTGAACCACCGAAAGCACCTGCTCTGATTGCTCTATCCTGCGCACTACCACGCGCTATGTCAGCCTGTCGTTGTATGTCACCCATTGCTAGGTCTATAACCTGTTGTTGATATGGAGATTGATAAGCGCCTATGTCTTGACCAAGTAAAGATACGGCTTGACCAACTTCAGGCCTTCTTTGTTGTGCTAATCCTTGTAAAGCTTTGGTTGGGTCATAACCCATACCAGATTCAAACAATCCTCTAGTTGCTTGAAACTGTCGTAGTTGATCTGGTGAAAAACCAGCAACCATTGGTCCTGTATAAGGTACAAAAGGTTGTTTTGCAATTTGTTGTGACCTTTTATATAGGTCTTGTTGCATAGCTTGTGTTTGTGGATCTACTTGTTGTGTAGTTGTTGTTTGTCCAGCAGCCGAACCTCCGCCACCAGTTAAGCTTTTAACTGCGCCCACAGCTCCTGCTACTTGTCCTACAGTTCCTAATACTTTTCCTGCTGTTCCTAACGCTGCCAATCCTGCTGCCATCTTAATTCCTCTTATAAATCTTTTTTAACTATATAATCGTGTTCAAATCCTAGATGTTTTATTTTTCTAATCCATCCTTTCCGACCACCGCCATAAAGTCTTTTTACACCGACTTGTTTAGCAAACTCCTCTATATAAGGGAGTATTTCTTCTAACTCTTTGTAATCACCACCACAAAATAAGATATTCATTACTTTAATTTGTGGAAACTCTACAAATTCTGTTATGTATGCAGACTTTTTGCCTGGCCATAAATGGAATATTCCATTCCTTATTTTATCCTCTATATCATCGATTGTATAGGAATCTTGATGTTTTACAGCCTTTGCTATATAAGGCTTACATCTTTCCCATTCAATCTCCCAAGGTTCTCTTTGTTCCTCTGGGTGTAATTCAACTACTGTATTAGTCGCCTTTTCCATATTCTATAATGCTTAAAACTAAATGTATGTTTGCATGGTTTACTTGTGCTTTTAATATTTCGCCTTGTTGTAATACGATTCCTGCATTGGTTTGCAACTCGTCAGTAGCGTGTGCTGTTATATTGTGTTGTTTATAAATAAAAAACTCATTAGAGCCTGTATCAGTTATAGATACATCTAAATTAGTTTGCTGATTACCATGATCGCAAGCTAAAAAACCTTTTATAATAGCAAAAGTAAAATCATCACCAGTTGGTGCAGTATAGATGGTTTGTTGTGTTGTAGCTGCAAAAGAATATTTAACATTAATTGCACGCTGTATATATTGTCTTTGTGAGGATAGATCCATTATCTTCTACCTCTGTTTCTTAAATTAAGTCTGATATTACCAACTTGGAAATCCTGTGTTGTGCTACCTGTTACAGTCATTTGTACTTGTCTTGCTGTAAACCTAGCATCGGTATATCCATCATTCTCAAAGGTAAAACTACCAAAGTCTGTCTCGCTACCTAATGGGGTAAACTTACCTTTAAAACTTATTGTTACACCTGGTAATGTGTTTGCTTCTTCATCTGGAATAATCTGATTACATTGCACATAGTTATCACCATTACCTAGTTCTATTGGACCACTTGTGCAAAATGGCACATCACTATTTAAGTTTGGTGAGTTAGATAATGTGGTTGATTCGTGTTGATAAATAAAACCATTTGAATCACCAGCAATAGGGAAATCAAACGCACCTTGGTCAATCCAACATCCTCTATCTAAAGAACCTATAGACCAGGTGTTTTCTAAATAGTTCCAGATTACATATTTGTTTGGTTTGTAAACGCCATCTCCGCTTGGAAAACCCCACCATATTTCGTTAAAGTTAGAGTTGTGTCCACCCCAACACGCTTTCCTTCCTGGTACATTTAGTTGGTCGTATACATAATCATGCACATCGCATGGTATTTCTCTTACAACACCATCATAAACAAAAAATGAGTTTTCACCCATCCACGCAAGAAAGTTTCCTGTTTGTACGACTGATCTTCTACTGACTGCTTTACAGTTTGCACCTGCTGCGGTTATACCATAAACAAAAGGTGAGCCTACATAGCTCATTCTATCTATACCAGTATCACTAAAGACTATGACATCGTTTTGGTATTTAACACCTAGTAAAGCTCTACCGCCTGTTGGTATTTGCACATCACCTGCTGTATTGGTTGCTTTAGATGTCCAAGTGTTTCTATCTTCTCTATCACTCCATGCTACCTTTCTAGGATCTCCACCAGAACCAATGGCAACTAAGTGCCTTTCATTGGTTACTAGAACAGCCTGACAGCCTGTAGGAGCGTTTGTTACAACTGTACCTATGGTATCAGCTGTTCCGCCTGAAACTGGCCTCCACTTGTATATCTTGCCATCACCAGAAAAACAAAAGACTAAATCCTCACCCCAGTTATCAAAGGAGAAATGACCTGTATCAAGAGGTAGTCCAGATTGACTTCTAGCATCGCCATAATCTTCTACGTTATAGTGGTATGCGCCATAACCAAGAGGATCATTAGCGGCATCGTTTACAAAGCCAGATGGTGTTATATCAGTCCATGCGTTGTCGTATAAGACATAAACCTTTTGTCTTGTACCAACAGCTAGTATAGATGCACCTAAGTTGTCCTTATAGGCATACATACCTATAGGCTCACCATCAAGTGCTGTAGTTTTTAGTTTAGACCAACCACCAATCGGCTTAAGATAGCCGTTTTCAAAACGCACAAGATTGCCGTCAACCCAACGACCTTTGTTAGCATAGTCAGTTCCGTTTTTGACTATGCCAGCTGGCGGAGTTACAGGCAATAGTGCCATGTTTAACCTATAGTTTTAGTAACAGATGTTGGTGTAATCAGTAATGCGATTTGTGCATCTAATCCAGTTTTTAGATTAGCGACTTCATCGTCACCCATACCTGCTGTAACCCAACCAGTAACTGTGTCATTGGTAAGATCTGCAAAGGGTACAAAACTTGATATATCGTCTGCATTAACGCTATGAGTACCATAAACAGAAGCTGCATAGTTATTACCTTCAGCGTCTTGCTGATCGCTAACTGCGTTTAATTGCCAATGCACGTTGTAAACAACGTCTGAGTGACTGTCGTGTGTTGGATATGTATCAACTGTTTTACAATCCCATGTATATGTATTTGCCATTATTTATTCTCCTTTAAGTAAGTTAATTTCAGATTGCAAGGCTTCAATCTGTGTTTGTTGTTCTTGTATAGCTTTGACAAGTGTTGGAATCATGTCACCCATTTTTACAGACTTAGCATCATCTAAATCATCATGCATGAAATCTCCAATTAAATCAGGTAAAACTGTTTCTACTTCTTGTGCTATAAAACCTGCTACATTTTTTGCACCACTTCCTTCTCCTTCTTTCCAATCAAATCTTCTTGGTTTTAAAGACATTACTTCTTCTAAACCAGTTTCTAAATCTACTATATTTTCTTTTAATCTTTCATCAGATAATGAAG